CTGCTGCGGCACATCGAGGCCGATATGACCCGCTTCGAGATCGCCACCAGCGAGGCGACCAAGTGGGAGGGCTTGACCGCAGACCGCGAGACGGGCGAGCCGGTTGTCACTGAGCTACACCGCGTGCACGTTCGGCTACGCCCGAAAGCCGGGCCGGGCATCCGCGAGGCGGTCGAGGCGATGATCGCCGGGGCTGCCGCCTCGGGCCGCATCGGCAAGCCCAGGGCGAAGGCGGCAAAGGCCAAACGCGACGGCGTCTGGCAGGTGCTCGTTGTCGCAGATCCGCACTTCGGCAAATACGCATGGGGCAAGACGACGGGCGGCGACGACTACGACCTTGATCATGCCGACCGCCTGGTGCGAGACGCCGGGCTGCGGCTCATCGATGCCGGCGACCGGCAAGAGCCGGCCCGGCGGACGATTGCCTTCCTTGGCGACGTGTATCACTACGACACGCCCGACGCGAAGACGACGCGCGGCACGCAGCTGGAGCGTGACGGCCGCCTCGAAAAGATGATCGAGACTGGGACGGCCGCAGCGACGTACCTCGTCGATCGGTCTGCGGAGACCTGCCCGACCGATGTCGTCTGCGTCCCGGGCAATCACGACGAGACAATGACCGCGTGGTTCCGGTTGCTATTGGCCACCCACTTCAAGGCCGACAAGCGGGTGACGATCCACGAAACCTACACGCACAGGCAGTACCTGGAGCACGCCGGCAACCTCATCGGATTCGCTCACGGCGACAAGGCCCGCGGCAAGTTGCCGTCGCTCATGGCGTTAGAGGTGCCCGACGCCTGGAGCCGCTGCCGCTATCGCGAGTTCCACACGGGCCACCTTCACAAGCAAGCGGCGCGCATGCGGCGAGTGATCGACACGGACGGCATCGACACGGTTGACGGCGTGGTCGTGCGGATCGCACCGGCTCTGTGCCCGCCCGATGACTGGCATTCGCAGGAAGGCTACCTCGGATCACGGCAGGCGATGGAGACGTGGTTCTACGCCCCCGGCGGCGGACTCGCCGGCATGCTCGTCGCTGGTGCCGCTCGTGCTTGACGCTGACTACATAACGGCAGCAGAGCACCGCGCTCGCCGATTCTCTGGTGCTTACACGGGCACAAGCGGCACGCTCGCCGCCGATGTCATTCGATTGATCCACGAAAGGGAAGCTATGACCGCAGCATTCGACCGCCTAGAAGCCGACAACCAATCTCTCCGCGAGGCCGTTGCCGCCCGCATGGAAGCGACCGACCCTGCCGATCCGAAGCATCGCGGCTACACGCCGATGGCCGCTTCTTTGGCCGGATGCAAGCCGGCACAGGAGGCCGCGGCCCGGTGCTTCGACACGACCGTCGATCCGGTGCCCAGCGATGCCGCCGACTCTGACACGCCCAGCATTCCCGACGACTGGATTCTGCGTGGGCACCGCGAGCTCGAAGGGCAGCGACTGCGTGGCGATAGCCTGCTGAACGAGTCGCCCGCTCGCGGCAATACGTTCGTCGCCCCGCTCGGCTGGAAGGCAGTCACGCCAGACGACGTGAGCCCGTCGGAGCGGCTGCTCCTCGATGCCGCCGCCGCCGTCCGCGACCGCCGCCAGAAGTACGGGCCGCCGCTCGAGCACTTCAAGATCACGGTCGCTCTGGTCAACGCCGCCTTCGGAACAAACTTCCGGCCCGAGGACTGGGCGACGATCATGCAGCTGGACAAGATCGCTCGCAGCAGAGGCCCCGACGACCATCCCGATAACGACATCGACGCTGCCGGCTACGCCGCCTGCCGAGCCGAGTGTCGCCATCCATAGCCCCTCCGTTTTGCCCCCTCTGGCGGCGACCCTAGGGGCGTGATCGCTCACGCCCACTTTCGCCGAGGCGGTGCAGACGGCCGCGAGCCGATCGCGGCCCCGGGCGACATCACGTCGATTGCGGCGAACTACACGCCACAGCAGCAGTTTTGGGGCAAGGTGACGAGCAAGCGACCCGCCAAGCATTCCAAGGCTGACATCGAATTGGCGGCGTTTCGCGCCGGCGTAAAGCCGGCCGCCCTCCTTCAGGCCATCAACGCGGGGCTCGTCAATGGCTGAGTCTTTGACCGACGCACTGACCGGCACGATCCGCACGACGCTCTCGTGGACGCGCCTCGACACGCAAGAGGTCGGGTCGATCACAAACCGCAAGACCGTGTCTGGCACCTACGCGATCACCGACGGCGACGGGCCGGGCGAGGCGGACCTTGTGTTTGCCGACGCTCGCACGATCCCGGCCAACACCATCGAGTCGTTCGACCTGCTCAACCTCACGCAGCAGTCGCTCGGCGTGACGGTGCCGTTCACCTTCCGGCAGCTGCGGGCCATCCGCGTGGCGAACACCACGACCACGCCGGGCCGTCGGCTCCTGGTGGGCGTGGATCCCGGGCGACCGACCGTCGTTTACGCGGCCGAGGTCGGACCCGGATCGGAGTGGTTTTCCGTGAATCAGACCGACTCGTGGGAGGTCACCGAGGCCAACAGCGTGATCCGCATCGCGAATCCCAACGCGTCGGCGGTCACCTACGAACTGTATTTGTTCGGCACCTCGACGGCAGCGGGAGGCAGCGGCAGTGGCAGCTAGTTTCTCGCTCACCGGTTCCCTGCGGATCGTCCCGCGGTGGATCGACGACATGAACACGACCACCGTCACCGACACGGCGACGGCGAATCTGGCGTTCACGCTGGCCGACGGCACGGGCAACGACCAGGCGAACGGCTACCACAAAGACGTGCTGACCATCGCGGCCGGCGGCACGGCGACCGTCGATCTGCGGGCGCTCTCACTCAACATCATGGGCGGCACCGGGACGCTGTCGCTTGCCAAGGTCAAGACACTACTAGTGAAGAACCGCTCGACGGCGGCGAGCCTGTCGGTCGGTGGCACGACCTCGAACCGCTGGACGGCCCTCGCGGCCGGCGCGACGACGGTCGGCCCCGACGGCGTGCTCTACGTCTCGCACCCGAAGGCGGGCTACGCGACCACGGCGAGCGACAAGGTGATCGCGATCACGAACAACGGAGCCGCCGCGGCTGATGTGGAACTGTACGTCGTAGGAGTGAAGGCATGATCTCGTCTGCACCGATCACCGTGGCCAGCAACCTCTACACGGTGGCCGACAAGGTCGCCGCGTTCATCGCAACGGCCCGCTCGGCCGCAGCCGACGGCATCACGGTCGCCGAGTTTGGCGAGCTCACCGTCGCCCTCCTGAAGACGGTCATGGCGGCACTCGACTCGCTGCCCGAAAGCGGGGCCGCGAAAAAGGCGTGGGCTCTTGAAGCCGTGGGCCTGCTCTTTGATGCCGTGGCCGACAAGGCCGTGCCCACGCTGGCGTGGCCCGTCTGGCTCATCGTTCGCCCGACGATCCGGCAGCTCGTGCTTCTCGCCGCGGCCGGGGCGATCGAATCCTTGCTGCCCCTCGTGCGAAAGGCCGCCATATGATTACTGCCGCCCTGTTGCTGGCCGCTGCCGTCGCGCTGGCGTGGCCGTGGATCCAAGAGCACGCCCACCTGGTCGAGCGGCTCGACCGCCGGCACTACGCCGCGATCGCCCTCGGGGCCGCTGCCCTGATCTCCTACGCCAGCCGCTCGCCGGCCAGCCCGCAGCCCACACCCACGCCAGACGCCACCAGGCTCGATTTGCGGGGCACGTTCGTCGGGCCTGACGCCGCAGCCGACGCGGCCACGACGGCCGCTCTGTGCAACGAGCTCGCGGCCGAGATCGAGTGGGACGCCATGCAGCCCGAGCCGCTGATCAAGACGGGCGTCGCTTTCGACGAGTTGCGAGTGCGGACCCGGCTCCTCTTGGTGAAGGGCCAGTCGCTGGGCGAGAAGCATCCTCGAGCACGGGCCGCGATCGAGGAGTTTCTTAACGCCGCCGCGGGCACCTCGGGCGGGCCGCTCACACCTGAGCAGCGAGCCCGATGGGTCGCCGCCTATCGCGAAGTGGGCCGAGCCGCGGAGGCCGCTGCCCGATGAGCTCGTCCGCGAAAGCCAAGTGGCAAATCTTTACCGCCGCCCTGCTCCTCGGGCTGGGCCTCGCCGTGGCCCTTGAAGCGTGGCGAGTTCCTGACGGGCCAGTTGGGGGCGATGACGGCAACTACGGGTACGTGCCCAACCCGGAAGGCGTGGCCGAGTTCATGGCCGAGCTTCCGCAGCCGATGTTCCGGCAGGCTGGGGCCGAGGCTATGGCCAAGGCGAAGAACATGGACACGTTCCTCTATCGTGCCATGTTCAAGGCTCACCGTGCCCGCTACGGCACGGACTTCGTTGTTGGTAAGCAACTGAACGGCAGCTGCGTCGCGTGGGGCGCGATGCACGCCGTGTATTGTGCCGAGGCGGTGTCGTGGGAAATCGGCGAACTAGCCGAGCCGCCGCTGATGCCCGCGACCGAGCCACTGTATGGCGGATCCCGCGTCGAGGCGAGGCGAAGCAACCCCGAAGGCTACGACGGGTCGCAGCCCGTCGGCGGCTGGAGCGATGGCTCCTTCGGTGCCGCCGCCGCCCGCTGGCTCCGCGACTGGGGCGTGATCTACCGCAAGCCATACGAAGGTATCTTCGACTACACGACCTACAACGCCAGCCGAGAAAAGAGCGAGGGGGCGTACGGGGCCGGCGGCCAGGGCGACAACTATCGGCTCGACCGGCTGGCGAAGAAGCACCCGTGTAAGCACGTCGTCAAGGTCGAGACCTGGAGCGAGCTAGCGGCAGCCCTGGAGTCGGGCTACCCGTGCACCGTCGCAAGCTCGCAGGGCTTCTCTACCGTCGCCAATCGCGGCATCGCCGAGGCCAGCGGGACGTGGCATCACCAGATGATGATTTGTGGGATTCTCCACAAGGCCAACGGCGCTCCAGACGATCTCGCTGTCATTCTCAATAGCTGGGGGCCTCGCTACCTGCGCTACGAGGGCGGCAAGTTCCCGGCCGACCTGCCCGACGGTGCGTTTCTCGCACGCCGCAGCGTCGTCGAGCGAATGATCAAGGGCGATACGTGGGCCATCGGCGGCGTCGCCGGGTTTGGCTACCGCGACATTCACAACGGCCGCTGGCTGCAGCCGGCACCGATCGAGTCTCTGACGAAGGTTGAGCCATGAAAGTTGACCGCAACACGATGATCGTCCTCGTCGCCTGCGTGGCCCTCGGCTACTGGATGGCCAGCCCAAGCCAGCCCGTCGGCCCGCTCGCGGATCGACCCGTCCTCCGATGGATCGCCAAGGCGGCGAAACAGATGCTCTGGATTGCCGTGTTCGTTGAGCCCGCGCCGCCCGAGCCCGAGTCGCGGCAGCTAGTGAAGGCCCCCGCGATCGGTGACGACGGTTACGCGGTGATCGACCACGGGAAAGGCTGGTAGCCCATGTCCTTCTGGAACTGGATCCTCTGGGTGCTCACCGGGCTCTCGGCCGACCCGGTCGCGTTTGACCGTGAGGCGGCCCGCGCGGCTGCTGCCGTCAGTGCGGCCCGCGCGTCGATGGCGATCGAGGCCCCGAGCCCCACGCCCCCGGCCCCCGGGCCGAAGCCCGACAAGTGCTGCGGCGAGTGTGTCAACGGATGGATCACGCACGGAGACGGCCATCGCACGGCCTGCCCGTGCCCGGCCTCGTGCAAGTGCAAGGGCGGCAAGGGCTGCCCAGACGGTAAGTGCCGCGTGTCGGGCGCGTCGCCCGCGCAAGGATCACCGGCCAGGCCCTAGTGGCGGGAGGTGCCCGTGGGCGACGCGCTCGGCATGCTGCTCGTGGATCTGCACAAGACGATCAACCGCCGGCTCGCCGTCAAGGCAGGCGGCATGGCTGACGCTACGGCCGAGGTCGTGGATACGACGCTGCGGTTTTGGCCAGAGCGAACGATGGCCCGCTACGCCGCCAAGGGCGACGCCGACGCGCCGAAGGTGCTCGACGCGATGCCGGTCATCTGGGCCAAGGTCCGCGAAGACCTCGAAGCCCGATGGGGCACGTCGCCCAACACGATGGCGGCCCTCGACCTCCTGGTGCAGCCCGTGGTGACAGAGCTTGCCGCGATCTGGTTCGCCAGCATTGAGGAGCGGATCGACTTCCGCCGCTGCATCTGGGAGGCACGGCATCTGCGCCGCGCTTGACTGACCGGATAGCGTGGATCGCAAAGGAAGCGACCCGGAGCGGTCGCGTGGCACAGCGAGTTCGGTGGCCCGACGATCTCAACCCGCAGCTACGCAAGTGGCTGACCAGGGTGCAGCGCGTGCAGGCCCACCTGCGTTCGACGTTACTGATCTACAGCAATCGCCGCAACGTCGGCGGCGATTCGCTGATTGGCAACCATGCGTACACCGAGCGGGCCGCGAGCTATGACCGCACGATTCTCCATGATGCCCTGCTCTTGGCCCGCGACGAGTTCGACGAGGTTGTCCGCGAGGTGCAGGCCGTGATGGATTCGCCAAAGCCGACGGCCGCGATCCCGGGCACTAAGGAAAAGGTCGATGTGATGGAGGCCAGGGCGCGAGGCGGCTACTCGATCTTCATCGACAAAGACCCGCAACACTGACCCGGACGGGCGCGGCGGCGAGGGGTTTCGCTTCCTTTACCCTCGCCGCCCCCGTCGCGGAACGGCCAGCCCTGCCGCCTCTCGCTCTTTCGCCATCACCCGAAAGACGCAGGCCCGCAGGCTGGATTGCTTTGTGTCTGCCTCTCGCTGCAGCACTGACTCCAAGACGCCGCGATCAAAGAAATTCGACACGGCGTCAAAAGATTCTCCCTGCATAGACATGCAGTTTGGCGACGTTGATCCGCAAACCCGCGCGCGGTCAATCACGATCCGCCCGTGGTCAAAGTGGAAATCGATATCAACGCATGGCATGACCTTCTTGGCGAGCGTCCCCAGCGGCAGCCGTGTCGGCTTAACCGTGAGGTGTTCACTTAACCAAAACTCTTTTAGGGTCCGGCTCGGAGAGTTTTGTGGCCATCCGCCTTCCCACGTCACCTGTTCGGCCCTGGCCAATGCCCAAGACTTAGGATTCAAAAACGAGAGCAAGCCCATGACACCCTCCTTTAAAGGGACATAACGCTACCCCCGGCTGGAGGCCGAGGCAATCGACATACGTCAAGCGGCTGGCTTGTCGGGCTCTTGACCAATACTGTCAGGGGGCGGGTCGTTCAGGTTGAGCGGCGGCATCACGTCCACGCTGCTCTGTTCGCTGGGGCAGATCGTCGGATCGACATATCGCTCCTGGAGCTTGGGATCGCTGTGATCGAGCACTTGGGTTGCCGCCGCCGTTCCGCCGGCCAGGGCTGCGTAGGAGGCCCGCGTGCGTCGCAGCCCGTGAAAGCCCCGGTATTTCACGTCAGCCAGCCGGCAAAGAAGTTTGAGGCTCGTCCAGAGCGATCCCTTTTGCCGGTCCCATGGCCAGACGAGCTCGTCGGGCTTCCCTTTTTTTGCGGCCAGCATGGCGGCCAGATCCACCGTGAAGTCTCGCTCGATGTCGTGGGTCGAACCCTTCCTTGTCGCACCCAAAAAGCGCACCCTGCGACGCTCAAGGTCAAGTTCGCCCCACCGAAGCGACAGCAGGGCCGACGCCCGCTCGCCCGTGCAGTACGCCATGTAGATCAGAGTGGACCACCACCAGGCGGAATGCTTGCCGCCTGTCATGCCTTGGCGGCGCTTTGCCCGCCGCACGAGCTTGGCAACGTCTTCGGCCGTATAGGCCCGGCCCGTGGGGATGGATTTGGCCACCTTGATGCGGGGCAACTCGGGGAACTCTTTGGCCCACCGCTTGCGAGCGGCTAGGTTCCAAACCGCCTGGATCATCACCTTGTCCTTCTGGACCGAGGCTGGCCTCAACTGCTTGCCCTTGTGGACGTGCGTAGCACGCTGTCTGAGGTAGCGACTGATCACGAGGTCATCTAGGTCGGCCACCGTGGGCTCGTGCCCCAGGAAGGCTCGTAGGCGTTCCAAGAGCATCGCGTACAGCCGCATCGTCTTGGCGTCGAGATTCCTGAGATCCCCGTAGCGTTCAAACAGTTCTGCAAGCGTCATCGGGTCCATAACTGCCTCCTTGTGGATAAGTGTACACAAGTATACAGCTCTTTGAGGGGAGCCGCCTCCACTCGAACATTGGAGCTGCCCACGATCCTACGCCGGGGTCGGGAGGCAGTTCCAGTCGTACAGTTTGACGGACGTAGCCCCGGCGTTAGTATTGAGGCATGGTCGTGGCCCTACCTGAAGGCAAGAAGCTGATTTCGACGGCGGACGCCGCCAAGAAACTGGGCGTCAGCATGGGCAGGGTCCGCCAGTTGGGCCTGCTCGGGGCCAAGAAAGGCGGGCTGACCCGCTATTGGGCCGCCCCGACCGCCCTGGTGTTCGACGAGGCCGAGGTCGAGAAACTGGCCAAGGCCAAGCCGAAGACCGGCCGCCCCAAGGGCGGGTTCAAGGCGAACTAGCCTTTCTTGCGATCCCGACAGGATGCCGTTTTCCCCGCTTTTTCTCACCTATTGACACTTCTAACGCCGACGCTAGAATACGGGCGTCGGGCAAATGAGACCTGACGACACAAAAGCCTGGAGACGAAACGATGAATGCCGCCTTCGCCATCACCGAGCCCCGCCAGATCATCAAGGCCCTGCTCGAGACGTTTGAGGATCCCCGCGGCTGGAAGTATCCGGTCGCCGCCCAGCGGTTTACGCAGGAACACCTCGCCTTCGAGGTCGCGGCGGCGATGGACTTCTACTACGGCGGCCACGAGATGAGCTCGCACGTCAACGATGCCGGCGAGACCGTCTACGTCGTCAGCAGTCGCGGCTACTACCACTACATCGGGGCCTGACCGATTACCACGCCCGGCGGCAACAGGGCCGTCGGGCAACACGGAAAGGATTCCGCCATGATCCACGACACGCTCAGGGCCGCGCTCGTCATCGCCGTGCTCGCCGCCGGCTGCTCGCTCTTGGTCGAGACTCGGCAGCGGCTGGCCATGCTAGAGATCGCCACGCGGATCGCTGCCGCCCAGCCCTACGTCCAACCGACCTACCAGCCGATCCCGCAGCCGCAGCCCGAGCCGGGCCGCCTGCTGCAACTCGGCCGGGCCACGCTCGAGCTTGCCGACGCCGCTCTTGGCATCGTCCGTTGACAGTTCTAACGCCGCCGCTACCATGCTCACGAACTAACGCCGACGCTAATGGTGAACAAAGTTTCGACTCCTCAACACGCCTTCTCTTTCGGGTTTTTGCCTACTTGATTCTGTAGTTCACATTCGTACAGTTGCCCCCACACACGAAGGGAGACCCACAAATGAACGACACAACCACTCACCCGGGCGATGCCGAGTACCTCGGGGCCGTCGCCGGAATGGCCGAGACCTACGGCGGTCGGCCGCAGATCCGCGACGGGAAGCTCGTCACGACCTACGCCGTGGGTGATCGAATCGCCTGGCTCGACGAGAAGGGCCACCAGCGGCGAGGCGTGGTCGTCGAGGTGCTGACGGACACGCAGTACCACGTCCGCTCGCACGTCCCCGACAGGGGCAACGAACACCACTTGGTGGGCGAAGAGCAGGCCGTGCCGTTTTGAGAAATCACGGGCGAAACGGCATGGGGTT